GGATTCGTTAGGGCGACCCATGGGGGCACAGGGGGGCTAATGGGCCAATGGTAGGACCCAGGACCAGTAGTACATATGTGTGCGTGAGTGAAGAAGGGGAAAAATCCCCCCCCTATAGTTACTATAGTTAAATATAGATACTATGGTTGACCATAGTGTATAGCTTCCCGAAGGGAAGCGGTTAGGAGGTAAGGTAATACCAAATACATGGTTAACCTAGGAGTAATATGGTTGACCAGGATCTTCTTTCATTGGTACTGATGATGAAAATACATAGTGAACTATGAACAACCATAGACACCTATATCCACCTCTATTGAATTATGGCGGACGTCGTTTCACCGGGGTCCAGACCAGGGGGAAAAGTGGGGAACGGGGGTGACTTTTTGGTGGAAAAATGTGAGGGGCTTTTGTTGGGTAGATTTTTGACCCAAAAATGCGAGGGGCTTACGCTATAGGCGTCAGCGGGGCACACCCCCCTCCGGGGTCGCTCCCGCTTGTCCAAAATGGACCCGGGGGGTGTCCAGAGGCGGGCAGAGCCCAGTGGTGCCAAGGGGTCTGAGCCATTGCGTACCTGTCAGATAGGCAGGTACGCAGGCTGGACAGGGGGTCTGGCCAGGGTCGGCAGGGGGTCCGGTGAGAATGGTTCTCATTCTTGACCCTGGTCCCCAAATCACACCTCGCCCCCCAAACTTCACCCGGCTTGACCTGTGCTTATACTCAAGGGGCAACCGGGCCGAAGGTCCAAGGTTGCAATACAACCAACCGCAGTAAATCAAGTGACAACGTCCTTCCTGGCCTTGTGCCTCGCAGCTCTGCTGCTGCCCGTCCTGGTGATCCTTTGGGCCACCGAGTCGACCGAGCAACGAGCACGACGCCTGAGCCGCTCCGGCTGGTCACAGCGCCGCATTGCCGAGCACCTGGGTGTCACCCGGTACCGGGTACGTCTGGCCTTGGCGGCTTGAGCCCATCCATCCCATCCCATCCCATCCGCAGACCTGAAGCCATGACAACGACAACAGCAACACCAGCCGAACGCCTGCTCGAAACCCTCTGCATCGAGCCTGACCACGCAGCGGCCGAACTGACCGACAGCAAAACCGCTATGCTGAGTTGGGCCGGCCGTGATGGCCGGTACACCCTCGACGACCTGGAGGCCATCCTGAAAGGCCACGGCGAGACTCTCCGGGCCTGGGTCGACGACTGCGACGCGCACGGCTTTGACGCCGTTTACGACGCCGAGGCCCTGCTGACCTGGCTGGGGTACTGAGCCCCGGCAACACCGGGCCCACACCGGGCCCCTATTTCATCAACAACAACACCGCAGGAAATCACCGTGACAACAACGACAGCACCGACGACAGAACTCAGTTCATCCGAGACCAACGCCAAGGCCTGGGCCGAGAGCATCGCCGCAGCCCATGAGGCCTGGCAGTTCTGCATCGAGGAAGGCGAAGGCAAGCACCTCTCAACCGAAGCCAAGGCAGTTCTGAGGGAGCACGGCTACGACGGCACCAATCACGACGTGGTGGCCCAATGGATCGAAGACGCCATGCGGGAAGCTGCGCTGACAATTGAGATCCGGGAGGGTTGGCGATGCCCGGATGAGTCGGCATCCATGGAGCCAACTGAGTTTCAGGTGCTCATCACCACAGGTGGGCCAGCCCTTCGCCTAATCGGTGAGCTGTGCAACGGCGAGCCTGAACGCTGCTGGTTTGAACACCAGGACTGGGGCACCCCTTGGACCCGGTGGTTCGATCAGTACGGCGACGCCCGGTTTTGGTTCGCTGGCCTCTTCTACTGGAAGGCCTGAACCCATGCGACACCCACTCGCCACGGTCCTGGCCATCGTTTCCATGACCTCGGCGCTCTGGTTCTTGACCTTGGCCCAGCTGCCGCGGCCCACGGTCTACACCTCGATCCCCGATCACTCAACCCGCATCCATTTTCCCGGACCATGAACAACACCACAGCCACAACCACAGCCCTGCCCATCCACACTGTCGCCGCCCGCTGGGGTGTGCGGCCCGGTTACTTCGATTGCGGAGGCAAGCGATACGAAACCAAGGGATCCGCGCCTGATTGGCTGATCGAGACGGTCAAACCCGGCCCGGTTGCTGGTTACCCGTTCTTCGTGACAGGTCGGCATCGTGACCCGGTGCCCGGAGCCCTTACCCGCATTGCTTGGTCGGTAAAAGATCTGGATGACGCCCGCTACGACCTGACCCAGGCCGTATGGGTGGAGGCCTGACGACAGCACGGAGGGGAGCGCTGCTCCCTTCTCTGCTGCCCTCACAGCAGCAACACACCCAACGCAGAAACGCACGCATGAACAGCACCGCACCTATCGCCTTGGTTTGGTGGAGCATGGCCCACACCGCCTGGGCCTGCCAGATCGGCAACAACAGAACCCTGCACTACAACGAGCGAGACGCCATCGCCCACGGTGAACGCCTGGCAGCAGCTGTACAGCGCGGCTCCTGCATCCAGGGGGAGTGGATCTAATGGCACTCACCACCACCCGCCCCAGCTGCCCGTATCCCTGCGCTGGCAGCTACTGCCCACACGTCCGCAGCGACGCCGAGTGCATCGCATGCGAGGCACGGCCAGCCCTTGACGCTCACTACAGGGAGCTGGAGGCATGGTGCCGAGCCAACCCGGTCATTGGCCACGACGGTCACCCGGTCATCTGAAGCCAGCACGGAGGGGGCCAGCGCCCCTTCTCTGCTGCCCTCACCAGCGCAGCACCACAACACCCACACCCGAGGCACTCTCATGCCCACTGCTTACGAACTAATGGAGGCCTACCGCTCCTGGTGGCGAGCCAGGTACACCACCACGCCCAACAGCCAGGCCGTGATCCTCGCCGCGGCTTGGGCTGAGCACGTGCTCAGCGCCTACCGGGCCGGCGAGGATGCAGCATTACCAACAGCCGACCCAATCAAATGAAACCCGAACCCGTTGTGTTGGCCCAGCTTCGTTCCGACTTGTTGGATGCCATGTGGCTTGTGTACCCACAGGCCCTGTCGTTGGATCAGCTGGAGACAGCGGTCCGCGTGGCTTACCTGACCCGGGAGACAGCGTGGCTGCAAAGCGCCATCAAGGCACAGCTGTCGATGTTGAATCAGTCGGCATTGATCAGGCCCAGCACTGAGGGGTACCTGTTGACCGAGCGTGGTCGCCGGGACCGCCAACAAGCAGCTCGATTCCTTGGATCCACCAACAACCAACCCACACCACCAGAGGCCGCATGACAACAGACATCAACATCCTTCTGAAAGAACGAGGCCGGACCCACGGGGATTATGCAGTTCACGCATTGATCACCCAACACCTGAAGCGTGTCATCACCCACCACGTTGCTGACCTGGACCGCAGGCTCGACGACGACATGGCCGAGACGCTCGACATGATCGCTCACAAGATCGGGCGCATCATTGCCGGGAACCCAGGGGAACCTGACCACTGGCGTGACATCGCTGGCTATGCACAGTTGGTGGCTAACAGGCTGGAGGGTGGCAATGACTGACCAACCGATTTCTCCCGCCGGGCAGGCGGTGCTGGATGCCGTGGCCTCCCAAATGGAAGGCGGATGGATCTCTCCTGACTTCATTTCCTATGAAGCAAAGAAAATCGCCGCCGCCCTGCGAGCTGCTGCGGATCAGGTGGTGCCAGAAACCGAAGAACCGCGCAATCAACTTGAGTATGAGCTTGGTGTTTGGGACGCACGCGATGACGTGCGCGGTGGACTCCTCGCCATCGCCGCCGAGCTGGAGGGTGGCAATGACTGAACCAACAACCAACAACCAGCTTTCCGTCGTCGTCGACTCAATGGAGACGCTTCCGCTCCGGATGCTGGATGCGTTCTGGTCCTTGGCCAACAACTCGATGACCATCACCAGCCCTGACCGCATGCGGGAAGTGTTGCGCCTGTTGGCCAAGGAGGTAGAGACATGGGCCCCGCCGTACTCGGAGCACAAGATCTGCCACCTGGCAGTGACCGAGGTGGCTCAACGCTTGAAAGCGGAGGCCGACCAATGAGCAGCAAGGGGTGGGGCAGCCAGGCTTCCGTCGAAAACTTCCTTCTGCATATGCGCGATGACAGCGGAGCCATCATTGGTGAAGGATTAAGTCGAACATCGAACCCAAATGCCAAGCTCTATGAAATAATTGTCACGTTCAGCGGCATGCGTCCAATGCGCGAGCGGATCCGTGCCACCTCAAAGGCCGAGGCTGCGAAGTTTGCGGCCAACAGGTATCCAACTCACACCAAGATCACTATCATCACCAACAACAATGGCAAACGATCTGCTTCCTGAAAACGTTTATTCAATTGAGTTCCCACCGACCAAGGCACAGGCCAACAACAAAGGCCGGGTTCTTTGGTACGCCAAAGGCTATGGCTGGTACCTAGGTTACTTTCAGCTCCCGTGTATCGGTGGCACTTCTCACTGGACGTACGCACCCGATGACCTGAACCTTGAACCGGACACCGTCGACACCGTGAGCAATGCGTTTGAGGCCTGGATTAAAACATTCCCGGAGGGTGCGTTTGACACTGCATCAACGGCGTTGTTGAAGTTGGGCTACG